TAGGAATAATTTTAGCATTTATAGATTTTCTAATAGTATGAATTCTTCTCATTACTTCTCTCCGATCCATATGCGAACCTTTTCCACAACTTACCTTAAGAACTAATGCAGGTGCATTTGATTTATTTTTAAATACTTCATAAAAAGCTTTCAATAATAAACCTACATTTTTTCTATCTTCACCCATTTCTCCTTGTAACCAATGCCCCACAAATAAATAAGCAAACTTTTCTGGTATTGAATCTAAGGACTTGTATAATTTATCATTAGTTATAGGTTCTACTAAAGATTTATATACATCTAAATTAGCTCCTTCAATTAATACTTCTACGGGAGTTGTTAGCTTTAATTCTTGTTTTTGACCCGTTTGTTTATTTTGGACTTCATAAGCTGTTTGTTCAAATACACCTTTAGAATGTGAGGATGAAGTTAATACTAGGTTCATTCTATTGCACCCTTCAACCCATTGAGGAGCACATTGAGTAGTTTCGATACCTGCCGTTAAACCAATGTTATAATTGCCTACAGGTTGGAATTCATTGGGTACTGTAATTTGACACCAAATGTCGGGTTTTTCCGTTAAATTAGGAACAATGTGGTCTTTTAAAAATTCCCACTCTTCAAAATCATCTAAAAATCCTTTACGAGTATTTCCCCATCTTTGTGATAGAATTTTGACATCATATTTTTCAGATTTAATTAATGCTTTTACAAAATCCCTACTTCTTGCTCCATACCCTGAGTAAGTGTCAATAGGGCAGCTTATATAAAATGTATTTTTCATTAGTAATTTAATTTATGTTTTAAAACTCTTGTTTCGAAATCTGTGTCTTTTAAGAATACAAAACTTTCTCTTGGCTTCCAAGTTGAAAATAATTCTTCCATACCTTCAGTAAATGTGTCACCCATTTTTGTGGATGTAAAACCAGCTTCATCACTTATAGCCCATTCTCTACCTGAATTCCCTATTTCTTTTCTCTTAGTATCAGACATTTTGTATAATTCTGATATACGTTCTGCTGCATCTTCAGCTTTACACCTATCATCCCAAATATATGGGGTTACAGGTGATCCTACTAAAGATAAAGCTTTAGGGAAAACAGGTAACGTCCATTCACCATGTTCCTTATAAGTTCCTTTATGGTTTGAGGGGACAACTTCAGAATTAGTATACCATTTACCATTTTCATCAACAAACCTCATTTGATCTTGCATTCCTCCTGTTACATTAGCAATAAATGGAGTACCTGTTAATAATGATTCAGTTAATGATAACCCCCAACCTTCTGCTGAGGATAATAATATTACTCCATCTGCCATATTATACAAATAATTCATATAAGCATGGGGGAGTTTTTGGTTAGAAATTACAATAGAATTTTCATCTTCACCAAATAAATATTCTATTACAGCAGGTATATCTGTACCATGTTCACTAGTAGGTTCTGTATGGAGAATAAACAAACATTTTTTCTTTTCTTCAGGTGTTAAATTATCTACAAATAACTTCCAAGCTACTAAAGCATCCGGAATACATTTTCTACGGATATTTCTAGAATTAAAGAATAAAATAAAATCTCTATCTTCATTATGAGTTAATTGATTTTTAAATTTAGTATACTCTTCATTTACATCTTCAAGTGGGAAGAATTTTCTAGTATCTAACCCATGAGGAACATATTTAATTACTTTATCATTTCCTTTCTTACCTAATACAATTTTATTTATAGCTACTGTTTGTTTTGAAATACCAAACAAAGCATCACACGATTCATAAAATTCTTCATTATATTGAGGAGCAGGCATATCATCCCAAATATTAAGATATGCAATTGGAATTTGACTTCTTATTTCTTCTTCCATCTGAAACACCCACATAAAATATCTTGGATCTGTTATAAGAAGAATTGCATCTGGTTTTTCAGTTTTAATTATTTCTCTTAAAATATTTTCATCACCATACCCATCTACCGGGAATAATTTTACACTAGCATCTGTTAAACCTGTATCTTTATTCACATCCTTAGATAAATCTACAATATTACCTTTTTCAGGATGTTTAATACTACCAGCTAACTGAACCCAGTTATAATGACCAGCTGTATTGAAAATTAGCTCTCTACCAATTTGAGCAACCCCAGAATGAACACGAATATCATCTGTTAATAATAGAATTTTTTTTCTATCATTTTGTTTAATGTAACCTTCTTTCATTTTTACTTATTTATTTAAATCTAAATTTGTTTGACTATTTATTTTTTTTCTAAAATCCTCATCTGTTAAATAAAGAAAAATAGCTCTATCAGATAATTTTTGAAAACTAAATTTTCTCTTTACACATTCTATTTTAAACTCTTCAAATAGATCACTTTTTACTTTTACACTAGTTAGTGTCATTTCTTTGTTGGTACTCATAATTATTTATTTTATTTATTATTTCATATACATATATAGAAATATCAGTACGTCGCAGAACATAGGTGGGTTTTATGGAAAGGACACCATTTACAATTATTATTTATTGTAGCTGGCATTTCTTTATCATTAAACCCATCTGGGGTGAAACAATTATCTAAAAAGGTTTTCAATGAGGTTGTTGCTCTATTAACTGATGTTTTTCCTGAAGGTGGTCTGAATTGCTGTACGCGCTTGATTACATAATCATCAGATTCCCATAATTTACGTTTAACAATAAAAAATTCAATCTCAATACTATCTACAGGAACTTTATACTGTTCAGCAAAGAACTTTTTATATAAAACTAATTGGTGTTGTTTAGATTTGTCCTTTTTTGCATTAGCATTCCACCCACTTGTTGAGGTTTTAATGTCTAAAATAACAAATTTTTCTGTGTCTTCATGGTATAACACGACATCAAGGAAACCCATATATTTAACACGAGGTAAACGTGGATTAGGCGCAATTACTATGGGTATTTCACAACCTACTAATGACCAACCACGTTTAGAGAAATACTTACTCCTATTTTTTTTCACATAAGAAATTATTTCAATACCATCATCATAAAATTCTCTAATTTGTTTTGGAGAACTAAAATGAATGTTTTTATTAGCTTTATATGCCTTAGCGTAACATTCTCTTAAACGGGTTTCAAAATCCTCTTCTAAATCAATCCTATCAGCTGCTGCTGCCGATTCGTTATACATCACATCTAAATACATTTGGAGAGTTTCATGTATAGCAGTTCCAAAAGTCATATGAATGCTTTGTTCCCTAACTTTATGACCATCCCTATAATTTAATGCCCATTTTTTAGGACATTGAGTGTACATAGATAGTTGTGAATAAGAAATATTTTTTTCAAATGCAAAATTGACAGGCTCAGGAGGATTCTCCTGAATGTATCTTACTATCTGTGGTATTTTCTTTTTCTTTCCCAATTATTTTTTCCATTTATTACGACCTACTAAAAGACCGATTATTCCATAATTGGCAATATCAATAAATGTATCTTCCATACCCTCACCAATAACAAACGATCTACCATTAATTAATAGATTTTTTAAACGGGAAATTTTATCAGTAAGTCTAATACATAAACCTGTTAATGAAAATTTCTTATCTTCGTCATTGTGTAATATATCTCCACCTAAAGCAATGTTATTTAAACCATAGTCCATATGTTTACGAGCAAATAACTCATACATTTCTTTTTGGATTTTTTTAAATTCATTAGATAATTCTGGGTATTCTTTTTCAAATACCTTTACATCTAATTTAGAAGAGTTAGTGTTAGTTTCGTCTATCATTTCTTGTTCGAGCATTTCATCCCATTTGTTTACTGAGTTTCCCATATTGTATGTTTTTTAATATGCCGTGAATATACGAACAATATTTAGATTCTCCTACCCCTTTACCACTTCTTTTTCAGTAAAGTATTTATCTATTGCTGCTAATCTATCATCGGCATCAGCCAACTTTGAAAGCGCCTCTTCAGCATTTTTATAAAAATCTTCTGTGGAGTGGTCTCCAATACCTACTGCTCTATCACCTAATAATTCAAGTGATAATAAAGCTTTTGATTTATCTGTTAATGCTGACATACGTAACATTTCAACTAATCTACTCATATTTTTGCTTTTTTAATTATTTTTTTGGTTTCTTTTACTTCAACTCCCATTTTACATAAGATATCTTCTACCCCTGGTTTTTGAAGTATACTAATGTATTGTTCAGCTTCATCTTGGGAACATTCATAGTATTTAGAGATATAACTTGTTACCTCTTGGTAATTATTTTTATTTTGATTTTTGATATATTTAAGCCAAAGTTTCTTCTTTGGAATCATTTCTTTATAAATGGAGTATATCTGTTTTTTATTTTGGGGGTTAATTTTTTGCACATAATTTACAATATCAATATAACCTAGATTCATAGACATATACCTATGAATCATATAGGAATTCCATTTATCCCATGATGCTTCAGAGAATGAGTCTGAATGAGACTTTTTTAATGTAATCTCATCCAACCACCCAAATATATTTGAAATCTCTTGCTTATCCATTAATTATATGGTCTTCATAATCTTTTCTTAACTCAGCAGGAATAGTATCTTTTAAAATCTTTCCTGTGATCGGATCATAAAATACAGGGATGGGCATTACTGCGTCTTCATCTGCTCCTACTACGAATTTAGAAACTCTACGGAGAATTACTCCTTGTTGAAATACTACATTTCCCTCTTTAGTTTCTACTACTTGAGTGTTTTGCAAATCTACGTTAAGATTCATTTTTTGTTGTTGTTCCATTTTTACTTTCTTTTTTATTGTTTTTAAAATCTATTATAAATCCAATCGCAACTAAAATATTTAAACCTACACTAGCGATTATTTCATGTAGGTCTTTATAGACATTTAAAGATAAATGAACATGCCCTAACATCCAAAACGGAATAGCCATTTGTTGACTATACCATATTAGAGCAAATTCTATGAATCTTTTCATTTTAATTCTATTAACTTAGATATTAAAGCTAAACAATTTATTTCTTTATCAATACGGAAATTAGACTGGTATGAATATTCGTTAACATGAACTGCGACCATTCCCTCGTTTCCAGGGGCAAATTTAGAAGAATTATCATAGAGGTAACGATATAGTTCTTCAAAGTCTTTAACATTTGCATTAGCAATTGTTTGTCTAATTTCTCTCCAATTAGGTTTTGCATCTGATAGTTGTTTAAGAACTTGAGTCATGTAGTTAGATGATACAAGTACTGATTTATCAATAACTAATTTATTATCTTGAGTGGATAGTTGGACAGTATTTAAACATTTTCGTAAATCCGGGTAAAACTGATTTGTAATGATTTTAATATCTTCTAACTCAAATTCAGTATTTTCTTCACCTAAAATCCAGGCTATATGTTTAGCAACATCTACTTTTGTAGGTGGTACAATTTTTAATACTTGACAACGTGATTGTAAAGGATCAATAATACGTTCAACATAATTACAAGTCATTATAAACCTAGTCGTTCGCGAAAACGTTTCAATAACATTACGGAGTGAAGCTTGAGCTTGAATAGTAAGAAAATCAGCTTCATCCAAAATTACCACTTTAAGTGGTTTAAAACTAGCCGTGCTAGCAAATCCTGAAACTTTATCTCTAATGGTTTCAATTCCCCTTTCATCAGAGGCATTGATATAAAGATGATCACAATCAAGGCTTTTAACAATAAGTTTAGCAAGAGTTGTCTTTCCAGTTCCTGCAGGTCCGTAAAATATTAGATTTTGGATATCATTCTGCCCCAAATATTGATTAATTGTAGTTTTAATATGCTCATTTCCTACATAATTTTCCAATTTAATGGGTCTATACTTTTCTACTAAAAGTGAATGTTCTTTATTTATCATAACTTAAATATACGAAATATATTATTAATTTCCAAACTATACCCCCTGTTTAAATTCACCATATAGTGAATACATTTTGGGTTCTTCTTTTTTAACCTCATACTCTTGAACTTGGATAGCATAAAGTTTACTGTCTAGAGGATCTAATCTATAAGCTCCTTTAAATCCTGTCTGTTGGAGAAATGCTTCTAAAGCATCTGTAAGAGTTTTAAATACTTCCTTTTTTGGATCACCAACTAAAGACCAACGGTCCCCTGGTGGGACACGTTGAGCTATTAGTTCATTATGTTCTACTTTCTCAGTACTCATAATTAATACATTGCATCTGGAGTTGGTGTTTCTTGCTCTGGGTGATCAACTACTACACATTCTGTAAGTAAAATTGTCCCTGCTACTGATGCTGCATTTTCAAGTGCGGTTCTAGTTACTTTAGACGGATCTAAAATACCAGCTTCTTTCATATCTACAACCTCTCCAGTTTTTAAGTTATAACCAGTCCATACATCTTTTTTCGCATCTACCAATTGATATTTACCAATCATTTGAGCGTCAGTCGGTGTATAACCTGCGTTTAACAGTATTTGTTCAAATGGTTTACCACAGGCCTCATATACTATTTGGGAACCTATACCACTATTATTAATAGCTTCACGGGCATATAATAATGCTGCTCCACCACCAGGAACAATACCTCCTTCTAGTGCTGCTTTTGTAGCATGAAGTGCATCGTCTACACGGTCTTTTTTCTCTCTCATTTCAACTTCAGTATGACCCCCAACATGAATAATAGATACTCCCCCTACCATCTTAGCAAGACGATTTTGTAGTTGTTCTGTTACAAATGGTGTATCTGATTTATCAATTTGAGTTTGTAGTTCATTAACTCTTTGGTTAATGTCTTCATCCTTACCTTTACCATCAACAATGGTTGTCTCATCTTTAGTAACTGTTACAGTTCGAGCTTGACCAAACCAATCATGAGAAAATTTATCTAATTTCATCCCTTTGTCTTTATCAAAAACAGTACCTCCTGTTAATGTAGCAATATCTTCAAGGATTAATTTTTTTCTATCCCCAAAATCTGGTGCTTTTACAGCAGCTACTTTTAGAATTCCTCGTGCTTTGTTTACAATCAAAGTTGCTAAAGCTTCATTATCAATATCATCCGCAATAATTAAAAGTGATTTATTAGTGCTTGAAACATTTTCTAAAATTGGAAGTAATTCTTTAACTGTTGTAAATTTATGATCTGCAATTAAAATTAACGGATCTTCCAAAATACAACTCATACTATTATTATCAGTAACAAAGAAATGAGATTTATATCCTCTATTAAATTGCATACCTTCTACTGTCTCTAGATAAGTTTCACCAGATTTTGATTCTTCAATATGAACCACACCATCACGACCTACTTTTTCAATGGCAGTAGAAATTAATTTACCAACTTCAACATCATTATTTGCTGATATTGTTGCTATTTGTTCTAATTGTTCTTCACTTGAAATATCTTGAGAAATATTATTTCTAATAAATCCAATTACTTCTTTTACAGCTTCATCAATCCCACGTTTAATTTCAACAGCATTTTCTCCATTATTTAAATGTTTTAATCCTGCTTTTACTAACTCACGTGCTAGTAAAGTAGAAGTAGTAGTACCATCACCTGCTTTTTCAGCTGTTTGTAATGCTGCCTCTTTTACCATTTGAACTCCTAAATTTTGATTTAGGTCTTCAACCATAATGTGTTTAGCTACAGTAACACCATCCTTAGTATGAATTGGTTTACCTGTTCTATCTGTACCTGCTATATCAATTAGTACATTTCTCCCATTTGGTCCTAAAGTACATACAACCGCATCTGCTAATGTATTAATACCTTTCATTAATTCTGCCCTTGCTTCGGGTCCAAATTTTACTGTTTTTTTCATATCTACTGGCATTTTATTTATTTATTTTTGCTAAAATTTGATTTTCTGGTCCTACAAAATATTCTTCCCCATCATATGGTAATTTTGTAAATCCTTGAGTTGGTAAAACAACAATATCTCCAACTTTACTGATGGTAGGAATAAATTCTCCCATTAATGTGCTTTGACCTGGTCCTACTGATACAACTTCACCTGTTGTATTTTTTTCACTTCCCATGTCTGGGACGATAATGTTTCCGTATGTTTGCTCCTCAGCTTCTAGAGGTTTTACAATAACGGCGTTAAATAATGCTTCTAATTTCATAATCCTTTGTAATTTTGTAATTTTCTTAATTCAATTAATAATTCATCCCATCTTTCTACATACTCACGGATGCTAGAGTATTCTTTTTTGTCATTGTTTAATTTTTCTCTAGCTACTTTTTGTAGAGCACCTCCAAATGAAGAATAATGACCTTGTGGTTTTTCATATACTTTACCCACTTCTCCTTTTTTAAGGGTGTCTCCAGCCCTTGTTTTTTTAGGGGCAACTTGCTCATATACTGTGTAGCAGTGAGCATCTTTCCCTATAAAATAGGGTTCTAATAGAGGATCTTTAATTGTTGTTGACATATAACTTTATTTAATTATTTATTTGACGTAAATATACGAACAATATTGCGTTAGGACACGCTTTTTTGGTAAAACTCTTATTTAATTTTTATTGTTTTTGCTTTTTTAGATTCCGCTATTGGGATAAATAGATGTAGCAAACCATCTTTCATTTCTGCCTCTAATTTCTCAAGTTCGAATTTAGCTGCTACTTTATAACCTAAGTTAAAAGA